TTGCTAAATCTAATTCACTTGTGAACCAAAAATCGCCAATTCCAACTTCGTTTTTAAAAACATTAAATTCTCCGTAAGGTGTTCCGTGATAAACCACTAAAGGTTCTCCATTATTATCAACTACTTTAGAAATACTTAAAGAATTGGTTTGAAGTGTGGTATAATATTCCTTATCTTTGTCTGAAATTAATTTACTATGAATAATTGTATCCAATGTGGGATTAGAACCATCAACAAAAAATTTTGCTCTAACAATTGCAAATGGACTAACCTCGTACAAAGTGGAAAACTTACTACTAAAGGCAAAATTATTAATAACAAAAATCAAGTTATCTTGGAGTGTATTTATTGCAAGAAGCATTTCAGCATCAGAAGAAGTCGGCTTGGAGTTAGAAAGTTTTGCTCTCGTGATTGTGATAAAAATAATAGATTCGTTCATAAAGGGGATTACAAAAGAATCTCTTTGGGAAAGGGAAAGTATATCTACGAACATAGACACATTATGGAGCAACATATCAATCGAAAGTTGCTCACTTCCGAACTTGTCCATCACATCAATGGGAATAAGAGAGATAATAGGATTGAGAATCTTGCTATCACCGATAGACGCAGTCATCCCGTTACCCATTACAAAGTGTCTTTTGCTAAAGAAGTTATCAATAAGTAAATTTTCTTCCCAAAAACCAAACCAATCCTTAAATGCTTTTGTACGCACCAACTTATATTGTTGAGCAGTTAGGTTGCTCGGCTTTCCGTTGGGTGCTAAATTCACAATGTTTTAGTCTTTAAGTTTATACAAATCTACAAAATAAAACTTATTCTTTTTTTAAATTTTTTTACATAACGCTTCTGTATATTTCAATTTTTTAATTTCCCAATTCGCCACTTCTTCCCGTGTAAAAATAGAATATTAAACATTTTTATCTGTTACAAAAACATTTGATTTTTTAATCAAATAAAATACTGTTATCAACTTCATTTCCCCATAAATCCCACCCTTCAAAATCTTCTTCGACAAATAATTCGTTTGGCTTCCTTGCAAACATTTCCAATCTGTCTGCATTGGGAAACCACTCTTTAATTTTTGTCCTTACTGAATATGGTTTTCTGCTATGCTTACTTCTTCTTCCTTCAATCACACTACTAATTACTTGTTCGGGTCTTGGTGGCGAAAACTTGCCTTTTGTTGCAACCATTAACAATTCGTGTTGACCTCTAAACCAATAACCCATTCCAATAATTTTTTTATCCCAAATTGCGTGTGTTTTGTATTCAAATCCCCACGCTTCTATTACTTGCATCGCTTCTTTCAACTTTGGTGCAGTTGCCCACATATAAAGCACACAATTTATTTTTGTAGGCACTTGTAAAGCACAAATTTCTTCAATACTCATTGTTGGATAATGATTTTCTATTTTCCTATTATCTGTTTCTGAAAAGTCATACCTCCAACAAGGGTCTGCATAAATAACATCATATTTTTTTATCATAATTTCAATTAAATAAAACTTATTCTTTTTTTAAATTTTTAGTACCTATATAAATATCTTTTATAAATATCTTTTAATAATTTCTTTTAATAATTTCTTTTAATAATTTCTTAATTTCCTACTTATTAAATTGTAAAAATAGAATATTAAACATTTTTATCTGTTACAAAAACATTTGATTTTTTAATCACATTTACAAAAACAATTTTATCCTTTACTATTTGTTGTGCTTGTTCTTTTGAATTTGCTATTACAGATGTTTTGTAACTCTTACCGAACAAATCAAAGTATATCACATAAGTATTTTTTTCTTTCATCTTTTTAATATTTATATTTTGAATATTCAGATGGATTATTAAAACCTTTGCACAAACCAAACCAAAAATTAGATTCTTCAATTCTTATTTTATCATTACTGCTTATGTGAATATCGAACAACTCTTTTTCTTGAATATCAATTTTGGTTTTTTTTACTTTAATTTCTTCTTTTATTGATTCTAAATCATTTTCGTCAATAATATTTATCTCTTTTAAAACATCAATCCAAAATAAGATTCTTAATTCGTTTATACTAAAATCTTTTTTTAGTTCTAAAATTACTTCATTAGCACATTTTTTTGCTAAAATATGCTCGTTAAAAAATGATTTAACTAATTGTTCTGCTTTTTCTGTTTGTTTCATATTTTTTTGTTATTTTTGTGTTTATTATTAATAATTAATTTAAAATTTATGTCTGCTGATTCTCATAATTTATTCGATTTCTTTTCTCAATATGGTGTTTTAGGTGTTGTTTCTTTCATATTAGGTTATACTTGTTGGAAACTTTTAAAAAGACAAATTGTTTCAGAAGAACGACTGCAAAAGCAAGTTGACGAATTGCACAAAGAAATGAATAATTATATAAAAACTGACCAAAAAGAAATGGTTGGTGTAATTTCTGAAAATACAATTGTTTTAAAAGAAATTTCATCAAAGATTTCAAGATTATAATTATTTCAATTTTATAAAACTAATAACTATTAAACCCGCATCTCTTTCGTGTTGATTTGTTTGTTCGTGGTAATTCGTTAATTTTTGAAACTCATCATTACTAATTTTTCCATTACTTGTATTCCAACTTTTTTTTAAAGGTCTTACTTTTTTATATTCAAACTTATTTATTTCACACCACTCACACCATAACTGACAATCTCTGATATTCATTCCTACATTTCTTGCCATTCTATCATTAGTGCCAATACTATTATTTGAATTTTTCCTTCTCCAAGTGATTTTTACACTACTCGTATCTTCAATATAAATTACAAATGGTATTTTTTTTTTCTTTATATCGTCAAATATTTTTTTTTCTAAAAAATATGCCATATCCCAAAAACTACCACTTTCAAGTTTAAGATATGTTCCATCCCAAATTGCAATTCCCGTTGTTGCACCACCATCTATTCCAATATGAATTTTATTTTCCATAATTAAAAAGGTGCTACATTAGTAAAATCATCGTCTTTTTCAACCTCATAAAAGTTTTTATTCGGCTTCAAAGGTTTATCTGAACTATAACTAAAAGATGTTGTAAAATTATTTATTGGGTCTGAAATTTTTGTAATTGATTTGTTGTAACAAAACTGAATATCATTATCTCTTGTTGTTGCTCCGTTTCTATGTTTTGAAATTAATAATTCTCCAACTCCTTCCAAACTATTACCCGCTTCATCGGTTAAGATTCCATAATATTCACTTCGATATAAAAACATTACTATATCTGCTTCTTGTTCAATCGCACCCGATTCTCGTAAATCTGATAGTTGTGGTTTTTTTGAACCACCTCTTTGTTCTGCTTGTCTTGATAATTGTGCCAATGCAATTATTGGAATATTTATTTTTTTTGCAATAGACTTTAAAGAACGCGCAATGCTACTAACTTCTTGTTCTCTGTTATTATATCTTTTATCCATACCCGCATCCATAATTTGTAGATAGTCAATAAAACAAATCATTTTATCTCCATAAACTTTTTTATGTTTTCTTAATCTTGCTAAAATTTGTGTTGGATTAATTCGTGGTGCATCGTCAATTATTAATGGTAAACTTTCAATTCTATTTCTTGCTTGTGCAACTAAAAGTTCGCTTTTTGTGTCAAGATTTCCAAATTTATAATCTTCGGGGTTAATATCTCCCGCTTCTCCTTGAATCATTCTATCAATTAATTGTGGTGCAGACATTTCAAGAGAAAATACAACTGTTGTAAATCCATTTTTTGCACTTTCTCTTGCATTGTAACATAAGTAAGCGGTCTTTCCCATTGCGGGTCTTGATGCCCAAATAACTAAATCTGAATTTTGCCAACCACCCGTTAGTTTATTTAAAGAACTTAAACCCGTAGGTACTCCCGTGAATTGATTACTTTCAGATGCTTCTTTTCTTTTTAAATATCTTTTTTCAGAATCTAAAACTAAACTTTTAATATCAAATGTTTTATGTGAACCACTTATAACATTGTCAACAATATCTAATAAATTAGTTATGTTATCTACTGTTTCAAAAACATCTTTATCGTCATTAGCATCATTGATTGCGAACTGACAACTTTCGATTGTTTTTCTTTGAATATATTTTTGTGTAATAATTCTACAATGAAATTCAATATTTGTTGCAGAACCAATTTTAGATGTTAATTGTGTTATGTATGTTGCACCACCAACAAAATCTAATTTATTTATTTTTTTAAGTTCTTGCACACAAGTTAAAATATCAATATTCCAAGAATTTTTATAAAGACTTAAAATTGCTGAATAAATTGTTTTGTTTTTTGAGCAATAAAATTCTTCTCCTTTTAAAAGTTCCACAACTTCGTGCATACAATTTGAATCTGTCAAAATTCCACCAAGAATTGCCATTTCAATATCTAATGCTTGTGGGGGTAATTTTTGAATTTGAAATTTGCTATCTTCGTTACCACCATCAACATACCCTTTTTTAGTCATTTGCTTTAAGTTTAATAGATTATTTTATACTTTTAATACCTTACCCTCATATCGCACTAAAGTTGCTTAAATCACACCTTTTGATTTTTTCATAAATTCAACCATTTCGGGAGATAGTGCTTTTGGAATTGGTGCATCTTCAACTTTAAATTTTGAATTTTTTACTTCTAATTTATATTTTGTCCAATTAAAAAAGTGTTTAAATGCTTCATTTACAGTTCTTAAACCATTAGGTTCAGTAATATTTAATTCTTCAAAAAACATTTCAACTAAATCCAAAACTTTATTAATTGTTATTTTTCTTGTTTTTGCAATTTGCTCTAATCTCGTTTGAGAATTTTTAAATTCATTTTTTAATTCAGAATAATTATATTCTATTTCTTTTATTATCTTATCTTTTCTTATCTTTTCTTTTCTTTTCTTTTCTTTTCTTAATGCTATGGGGTAGCCATTAGGGTCGCCATTTTCAATGTTTGTTTTTTTACCCCATCTGACCTCCGAACCCTTTAATCCATTGACTTGTTGGTTTTTTTTGTTTTTTGACAATTCGACAAACTGCTCGTCTAAAAATTTTATTTTTGCGTAACCATTTTCGTCATTAATATAACCATACCCTATTAGTGTTGGTATAGCATCGCCATACCTTCGCTTTAGGGTGGCTATGGCTACCCTACAATCATTAGTCCAATAAATAGCACAAACACTTATGAAAACTCCTTGCAATTCATAAGTTTCAAGTGTAATTGATTTTCCTATCCATTGGTCAGAAAAAAATTTGAAATAAGGAAGTTCTTTGGACATAAAATTTAATAATATAAATCCCCCTAAAGAATTTTAGCAGACTTAATCAGCGAAAAAAAATCGCCAAAAAACTTGTTGGGGGAAGTTATGATTTGTAAAATGTTTCTTATCGCTGATTAGTAATAGTTAATGAAAATTAAAAAATGTCGTTCAAAGTTTTTTCTTCTTTTTCTTTTGAATTTACATTCTCCGCCTCAAACATAGCACTAACTCTATCATCTTCTTGTAATGTTAATAACTTTTTTGCTAATCTCTTGATAGGTGCTTTTTTTTG